GGACTAAAGAAACAGGAAGAATTATTACACCTAGATTAGTATTACAAGAGTTTGGTACTGACTGCATGCGTAATGGATTTTATGACGGCATATGGGTTAGTATGGTAAAGCAAAAAATAATTAATAATCCTGACACAGAATTTGTTATTCCTGATGTAAGATTTCGTAATGAACAAAATGTTATTCGAGATCTCGGCGGAGAAATTTGGCAAGTAAAGCGTGGTTCTGATCCTGAATGGTTTGGCAGTGCAATTTTAGATAATCATAACGATAGTAATCTTATGTCAGCATATGATATTCATGCTAGCGAATATAAGTGGATAGATACTAACGATAAATTTGATTCTATTTTATACAATGATGGTACAATTGAAGATCTTAAAAGTCAGGTCGAAGATCACCTTGTTTCCAGCGAACCCCAGATTTTTGCGTAATACGTTGGCAGTTAGCACAAATTGTTTTTAAGTTAGTCGGTCTACAATTTTGTAAATCTCCGTCTATATGAAACACATCAAACTGTTCTTCATGATTGCTTTTGAAATTACATTTTTCACAATAGTTTTTCTTTTCATATCCTAACTGTTTCCATTTAGGTATACCATGTCCTACTCCATTCCTTAAACAACGTTCACATAATTTTCTATAATACGTCTTTCCGTTCTTTTTATAGTTTATTGCTGCCGGGCGTTGTTTACAAGTGCATAAAGGTCTCATACTATATTTATCTCACCTTTTTGGCACCTTTTTTGGCATGATATGCATATGGTTTTAGTGATAATAATATAAATACAATTAGAAGAACTACACCCTTATAGGAGAAATAAAAATGGCATTAGTATCACCAGGCGTAGAAGTCAAAGTAATCGATGAGAGCTTCTACACTCCAGCAGCAGCTGGAACAGTACCGATGATTTTTGTTGCTACAGCTTCCAATAAAAAATCCAGTTCCGGTGCAGGAACTGCCGCAGGCACAATTAAAGCAAATGCGGGGAAACCTTACTTACTCACTAGCCAAAGAGAGCTTGGTGAAACTTTTGGAGATCCAACTTTTTATTCAGATGCTAATGGCAATATGATACACGGCGGAGAATTAAACGAATATGGCTTACAAGCTGCTTACTCATTATTAGGAGTAACTAATAGAGCATATGTAGTAAGAGCCGATTTAGACTTAGCAAAATTAGAAGCAAGTGCAACTGCGCCAGGCGGAGAGCCAGCAGACGGAGCATATTGGTTTGACGTAGGCAACACACTTTATGGACTTTTAGAATGGAATGGCGCCTTAGCAACTACTTTAGGCGGACAATCATTTACAACTAAAGCACCAACTAAAGTAATTACAGCAACATCAGATCTAGCATTAGGCGTGCCAAAAACGTCAATTGGTGCAATTGGTGAATACTGTATAGATGCAACTACTACTACTAACAAGTACTACTATAAAACACCAGGTCATGTAACTGCGGCAGGCGCAGCAGGTAGCTGGGTAGCAGTTGGTTCAACAGCGTGGGCAGCAAGTCATCCAGCTGTAGTAGGAACAGCATCTAACCCAACTTATATAAATGGTAATACTATTGTTATTAATACTAATACAGTTACACTAGCTGGTACAACAGTAGCTAGCTTAGTTAGTGACATTAACTCAGCGGCAATTTCGGGTGTAAGTGCTGCAGCTGTTGATGGTAAACTACAAATACATTCAACTGGTGCAGACGTTGTAATTGCAAACGGTACAGGAACTATCCTTACAGTAGCAGGTATAACAGCAGCAACTTATGAAGCTCCAAAGCTTACTATTGCACCACATACAAGTGTTCCACAATATAAAACAGGAGATAGTGAACCAGCACCAACCGGAAGCTTGTGGCTGAAAACTACTACTCCAAATGGTGGAGCAAATTACAAAGTTAAAAAGTATTCAACTGCTACTCAACTTTGGTCAAATGTACTAGCACCAGTTTATGACACAGGACAAGCTGCAATTTACGGGCTTGACAAATCCGGTGGCGGTAAAACTATTGCACTTGGCGGGTTATATGTAAACACAAATGTAGAAGAAGTAAGTCCGGTAATTGCTACTAGTAAAATTTATACTAGGGCAGCAACAGGAGCAACAGTAATAACTGGTACAGCTATTACAACTCAACTTACTGCCGCTACTAGAACATTTACTTTACAAGAGTCATTAGCAGCTACTTTAGCATTAGATAGTGCTAAAACTATTTCAGTAACAACAACTGCAGCAGCAGGTGACGCAGATGTAATTGCAGGTCAAATTAACGCAGCAGGATTTACAAATGTTGTTGCTACAGTTGATTCAAGTAATAGAGTATCTATTTCACACAAATTAGGTGGTGAAATTAGAATTAAAGATACTGATAGTGCATTAGCATTAGCAGGCTTTAGTGTATATAACTTTGCTAACGGAACAGGCACAGGTAACTTGTATACAGCACCAACAGGTGATACTGCAAGTGACTGGGTTGCTTCAAACTGGAAAGAGCTAACATATACAGCTTCAATTACTGGACCTAAGAGCTTAACAGAAGACGGCACTCTATGGTATAGTTCAATAGTTGATGAAGTAGACATGTTAATTCATAATGGTACAACATGGGTTGGTTATCATAACTATGTAGCAGCTTATCAAAATTGTGATCCAGCAGGACCAATTGTAGCAGCTAAAGAACCAACTACACAGTCAGATTTAACTGCACTTGTTGATGGTGATCTTTGGATTAGTACAGCAAGCGTAGATGCTTATCCAGCTGTATATAGATATAACGGTACTACTTCTAAATTTGTACTGCTTGATAAAGCAGATCAAACAACAGAAAATGGTATATTATTTGGTGATGCTAGATTTGGTACAGACGGTGGCACAAGCACTACATCACCATCCGGAACAATTCCAGAGTTACTTACAAGCAACTTCTTAGATCCAGATTGTCCAGATCCAGCACTATATCCAAAAGGTATGTTGCTATGGAACTTACGCAGAAGTGGATTTAATGTTAAGCGGTTTGATAGAAATAGTATAGACCTAACAGCATTAAATTTAAGAATGAGTGATGTATCAATGGCAAGTTACTATCCGCACAGATGGGTAACTGACTCAGGTAACAACGAAGATGGATCTGGTACATTTGGTCGTCATGCACAACGTAAATCAGTTACACAAGCATTGCAAGCAATGGTTAATGGTAATACTGATATACGTGACGAAGAATCACGTCAGTTTAACTTAATGGCATGTCCAGGTTATCCTGAACTGATCGGTGAAATGGTTACTCTAAATACAGATAGACGTTTAACAGCGTTTGTTGTAGGTGACTCACCATTTAGACTAACACCAGATGCTACATCATTAAATGAATGGGCTAGCAACGTCAGAGGAGCACTTGAAGATAATGATAATGGAGCAGTAAGCTATGATGAATATCTAGGCATGTACTATCCAGCAGGATTTTCAAGCGATAACGCAGGTAATAACATTGTTGTTCCAGCAAGTCATATGGCACTAAGAACTATTGTACTTAATGACCAAGTGGCGTTCCCCTGGTTTGCACCAGCAGGTACAAGACGTGGCGGAGTATCAAATGCAACATCAAGTGGTTATATTACTAGCGAAGGCGAGTTTAAATCAGTTGCACTAAACACTGGACAGCGTGATACACTTTATACAAATAAAATTAATCCAATTACATTCTTAAATGGAGCAGGATTGGTAGTATTTGGACAAAAGACTCGTGCTAGAAATGCAAGTGCATTAGACAGAGTAAACGTAGCAAGACTTGTAGTATATCTAAGAACACAGTTAGAATTACTTGCTAAACCTTACTTGTTTGAGCCAAACGATAAGATCACACGTGATCAGATCAAAGCGGCTGCAGATCAGCTAATGTTAGAGTTAGTAAGTCTTAGAGCACTTTACGACTTTGTTACAGTGTGTGATGAATCAAATAACACACCAGCAAGGATTGATAAAAACGAGCTGTACTTAGACGTTGCTATAGAACCAGTTAAGGCGATTGAATTTATTTACATACCGCTTAGAATTAAAAACACAGGTGAAATTGCAGCATTAGGATAATATACGCAGTTAATGAAGGGTGAGAAATTGCCCTTCATAAACGTATAAATAATAATGTATTAGGAGAATAGAGAAAATGCCAATCACAACTTTACAAAATATTTCGATACCTACAGAAGGCGCGAATTCTAACTCATCATTATTGATGCCTAAGTTACAATATCGCTTTAGGGTATTTTTAGATAACTTTGGCACAACTGGCGGTCCAGATGGTGTTAGAGAGATTACAAGACAAGTACAAGATGTCACAAGACCAAACATTAGTTTTGAACAAATGACACTTGATGCTTATAATTCAAGAACTTACCTAGCAGGTAAGCACACTTGGGAACCAGTTACACTTACATTGCGTGAGGATGCTAACAACAATGTTCAAAAAATTATTGGACAACAGTTACAAAGACAGTTTGATTTCTTTGAACAGTCTAGTGCAGTATCTAGTGGTACTTACAAATTCCAAACTAGAATTGAAATTCTAGATGGTGGTAACGGTGCTAACGGAGCAGCAGTAATTGATAGATTCCATTTAATTGGTTGCTACATTGAATCAGCAAACTATAATACACTAGCATATGCAACTAACGAAGCAGTGACTACGTCATTAAGTATTCGTTATGATAATGCTATACAGTTTGGTGCAGAAGAAGATATTAACGGTATTGGTGAAATTACTACCAGAGCGTTAACAGCAGCATCAGGCGGCACACAGGTAACATAACCTTTATCTAGATTGGCTTTTAAAAAGCGGGAGTAGTTTTTAATTACTTCCGCTTTTTTTATATACGCAGTTTATACTATGGATAAATATTAGTATGAGTTTTAAAGATCCTTATTTGTTTAATTCAAGCAATGATGTACATCTTAGAGATGCACGTCATGCTCATCAGTTATATACTGAGCACAACTTCGCGTTGGCTCCTAAAACTAAATTCCTATATCATGTAGTTTTTGAGTTAACTGGTGAAGCTAGCGGCAATGCTGGTAACACAGACCAGCATAAAAAAGAAATCGGTGTTTTAGTAAAACAAGCAGACTTACCTGGATATCGTGTATCTGTAGAGAACAAACAGCAGTACAATCGAAAAAAGAATATGCAAACAAGGATTGACTATCAAGACGTAACTATTCAATTTCATGACGATAATCTAGGACTAACTAGGGGATTGCTAGAAGATTACTACATGTATTACTTTGTAGATGGCAATCATAGAGATCAAGGTGGATTCTTTTCCAGCTTTTTTGGATCACAAAATGCCTATAATGCAAGAGACA